AGATGGCGGCTGCGCGGCGGGGCACTCAACCAGCTTACCAGCATGGTGGGCATCCATGTGGGCACGGGCATCACGCGCATCGTCACCAGCGCCCTCATCGTGGCTCCCCTCACTTACCTCAATTGGCACCTGGCGGCGATGTGGCCCTTCGTCTTCGCGGCGATGACCCTCCCCTACTTCGACAAGAGCATGGGCCTGGAGGAGAAGGGCCGCGACCACTTCTACTTGGCGCTGTGGGGAGTGGCGGTGTCCGCCCTGTGCATTGCTCCCCTCGCTTGGTACAACCCGTGGGTCCTCCTCAACTCGCTGGGCGGCATCCTCTTCATGGTGGCCTATGCCGCCAACAAGCCCCTGGGCGGCAACTGGACCGAAAGGGCCGAGTGCTGCGTGGGCTTCCTTCTTGGCCTCCTCCTGTGGGTGTCCCTCCATGGATGACACCACCAAGAACCTCATGGATACGGCCTCGGTAGCCACCGTGGTGGGTACCTTCGCGGGACTCCTCCCCGCCGTCGCCGCCCTCTTCACCATAGTGTGGACCGCGCTGCGCATCTACGAGAGCAAGACGGTGCAGGGCTACCTGGAGAAGAAGCGTGGCGGAAGCTCCTCGTAACCCCCGCCTCATCACGGCACCCGCCAGGCCCGGCGTCAACCGGGAGCTTACCCGCTATGCGGGCGAGGGCGGCTGGTACGACGGCGACAAGGTAAGGTTCCGCTACGGCCAGCCCGAAAAAATTGGTGGGTGGCAGAACATCAACGGCGCGGGGGACACCGTCATGGTACCCGGCGCGGGCCGCTCCCTCTTCACGTGGGTCAACCTGGCGGGCACCATCTACCTCGCGGTGGGCACCAACTCCCACCTCATGGTGTGGGACGGCGGCAAGTACTTCGATATCACCCCCGTCGACACTTCGGTTTCCGCCTCCAACATCATCAGCACCTCGGCGGGCTCCACCACCATCACGGTTTCAGTGTCGGCCCACGGCCACTCCACCGGCGACTACTTCTACTTCACCTCGGTGGTCGCGACTGTGGGCGGCAACATCTATCCGGTCAGTGCACCCCTGGGGGGCTTTTCCATCACGGTGGTGGATGCCAACAGCTTCACCATCAACACGGGGGTCACTGCCGCCGCCACATCTGCTTCCTCGGGCGGCGTGGCCACGGGCTTCTTCATCCATCCTTCCGGGTTCGGCAGCAATGCCGCCAGCTTCGGGTGGGGCGCGGGCGTGTGGAGCGGCGGCCAGGGCTGGGGTACTCCCGCCTCTTCAGCCTTCGTGGCCCCGCTGCGCTACTGGAGCATGGACAATTGGGGTGAGGACCTGGTGGCATCCCCCCGCAACAACGGCATCTACTATTGGGATTCCTCGCAGGGTACCGCCAAGCGAGCCTACCAGGTTACCGCCACCCCCTCCCAAAATACGCAGATCCTGGTGAGCCCCGAAGATAGGCACCTCATCTCCTTCGGGTGCCCCGACGCCCTGACCTCGGTAGTGAACCCCCTCTACATCCGGTGGTGTTCGCAGGAGGACATCAACGATTGGACGGCCTCGGCAACCAACACGGCGGGCGACAAGGTCCTCTCGGGGGCCTCCAAGATCGTGGCAGCAAGGCGCACCCGGGGCCAAATCCTCATCTGGACCGACGAGAACCTCTACAGCATGCAGCAGGTTGGTCCCCCGTATACCTTCGGGTTCCAACTCATCGGCACCAACTGCGGGGTGCTGGGCCAGAATGCCATGACGGAGGTGGGGGGCCGCACCTACTGGATGGCCGACGAGCGCTTCATGATGTATGATGGTGCGGCGGCGCGACCCCTGAAGTGCGACGTGCTGCGCTACGTCTTCGAGGCCCTGGATCGCACCCAGCTAGACAAGATCGTCTGCGGCTCCAACACCTCCTACAACGAGGTCATCTGGTTCTACCCCACCACCTCGGGCGAAGTCGATTCCTACGTCATCTATGACTACATGCAGGATCTGTGGTCAATCGGCACCATGGTGCGCACGGCGTGGATCGACCAGGGCATCGCCACCTACCCCATTGCCGCCGAGTATGCCGGCAGTGCCACCAAGCTCTACTATCATGAGTATGGCAACGACGCCGACGGAGCGGCCCTCCCATCCTACATCGAGAGCAATCTCTTCGATCTGGACGCGGGCCAAGAGTTGATGTACATGGATAGGATCATCCCCGACTTCTCCGATAGGAATGGGGATGAGATGCCGGGCAACGTCGAAATTACGCTGCACACCCTCAAGTACCCCAACACTCCGACGGCGCAGGAAGTCACGAAGGGGCCCTTCACCGTATCGGCGCAGACGCAGAAGATCGACCTGCGTATACGGGGGCGCCACGCATATTATCGCATCGACGGGGATGGTGTCAACACCTCGTGGCGCTTGGGTGCCATGCGTTTTCGGGTGGCCCCCGACGGTGAGCGATGAAGCCCCTCCTGCCCCTTCCCCCTCTCTCCCTCCAGCCCGATGCCCAGAGTGCGTGGGGTGAGTTGGTGCGCGTCCTCAACCTCTACCACGGCCAGGTGGTGACGGGCCCCGGGGTGACAGGCTACGCTGTCTCTGGTACAATCCCAGCTAGCGCCACCATCGATCTGGGGAACATTACCGTCACGGCGGTGGCCAACACCCTCGTGAAGTTGCTTTCCGACCTGCAAGACAAGGGTCTCGTAAAGGTGGACAAGACATGAATCCTTTCCAGAGCTACGCCTACGGCTACGCAAGTCCCTACAACTTTCCCCCCGAGGCTCCGCGCACGCTGGAACCCATGCCCGTCTATTCCCCGCGCAATGCCGGCTACATGGGCATCTACGGGACGCAGCCCACCCGCGAGGAGACCCCCGTTTCCCCCGGCGTTTCCTCCGTCATTCGGGGAATGCAGGATAGCAGCATGGGAGAGGGGGACAAGTCCGATCCCATGGCGGCAGGTTCGGCAGCTTTTGATAGGGGCGTATCCACCCAAGCGCCTCAGTCTCGTGCGGCCAATGCCGCTACCATGGGGTCTCGAATTGGTGCAGGCTTGTCCTTGGCAACTGGGGTACCTGCTCTTGGTCTGATTGGAGCGGGGATTGGCACGGCGTTGGATGTTCGAGACATCAACAATGCCATGGCTTTGGCGCGAGAAGCCAACCCAGATTACGCTGAACGAGGGGCTTTTGAGAACCTGTCTCTAAGTCAAGCCCTGAGTGGATTTGCCAACGCAGTCACGGGCGGATTCTTTGGTACTCCAACAGAGTTCTCCATGGTGGACAATGCCATTGCGGGAACGGCCCCTTCGCGTGGGGGTGCCACAGGTCCGGGGACCGGAGACCAAGAAGCCGATGTTGCGGCTGCTGGTCACGGAGGAACCAACCCTGCAGGGGATCTTCCAGGAGGTCAGCCAGGCGAGGGGCCGGGTTCTGGATGGGCGCGCGGGGGATACGTCCCCGGGGGTAGCGGCGGCATGGATGATGATGTGCCCGCCATCATCGATGGGAAGGGACCGGCGAGGTTGTCCTCCGGGGAGTTTGTCTTCGATGCCGCCACGGTAGCGGCGCTGGGGGACGGCAACAACACGGCGGGTGCCAAGAAGCTCGACGGGCTGCGCAAGGCAATCCGCAAGAAGGCCTACGGCCACGAGAAGCAGCCGCCCAAGAACTACAGCGTGGGCGACCTCGTGAGGCTCTATGATAAGGGTCGCTAAGGAGGGGGACATCCCCGCCATCGGGGCCCTCCTCGTGGAGATGCATGCGGGGGCACCCGTGGGGCTGCCTACCATTGCCCCGCACAAGGTTGAAGCTGCCCTCGGGGATTGCCTGCAGGGGGGTCGCATCTTCCTTGCCCGCAAGGGGGATAGGCTCGCGGGTGTCCTCGCCCTCCAGGAGGGAGAACATTGGTACTCCCACGGTAAATTCCTGGGGGATCTCGTCTTCTATGTTGCCCCGTGTGCGCGCACCTCACGCATCGCTTCCCACCTGTTGCGCGCTGCCCTCGAATATGCTACTATGAGGGAACTCCCCCTCCTAATGGCAGTGGTGCATGGGGAGGACGTGGTGCGCAAAGATGCCTTCTATGAGCGCCACGGATTTACCCGCGTGGGCGGCGTCTACTCAAGGGGTTTCTGATGGGTTTCCTTTGCAAGTCCAGCACCTCGACGCAGCCCACTACGACCGTTCAGTCGTCGCAGTTCCCATCGTGGTACGAGGATGCCCTCAAGCGGATCGTCGAGGCCGGCGAAGCCGAGGTGAGGGCCACCCCCTACGAGTATTACGACCCGTCGCAGCGCATTGCCCCACTTAGCGCCACGGAGCAGCAGGCCATTGGAGCAGCCCCCCAGGCCGCAGGGGCCTACATGCCAGGGCTGGCCGCCGGCTTTGAAAGTGCTGCGATGGGCTCGCGGGGGGTGGGCGATATCGACTACTCCCAGTACATGAATCCCTACACGCAGTACGTCACGGATATCGCCAAGCGCGAGGCCGTGCGCGACTACGAGAAGGTGCGGCCCCAGATGGGCTTCCAGGCCAGTAGGCAGGGTGCCTTCGGCGGGGCGCGCTACGGTGTGCAAGAAGCGGAGGCTGAAAGGAATTTGGGCCAGCGCCTCGCGGATATCCAGCAGACGGGGCAAGAGCGGGCCTTCACCTCCGGTACCGCCCTCGCGCAGCAGGAAGCCCAGCGGCAGTTGCAGGCGGCCCCTCTCTTCTCCCAGATGGGCGCGCAGGCGCAGCAGTTGGGTCTGGGTGGCCTAGATGCCATCATGAAGAGCCAGGCCCTCCCCCGCCAGTTGGAGCAGCAGCAGCGGGACCTCGCTTTCCAGGAGTACCAGCGGGGCCAGCAGTATGGGATGGGCCAGCTTGGTCAACTCGGGGGTCTCCTCCGGGGGGCGCAGCCGGGTGCCACCACCACGACGCAGGGGCAGACCCTTGTCCCGCAGATGTCCCCGCTGCAGACTGCTGCAGGCCTCGGCCTCACTGGTGCCAGTATCTACAACCTCATGGGGTATGGTGGCGGATCCCCCTCCAACCTTGCCACCAATTGGGCTGGTCGCATGAGTCCGCAAGCACTTGGCCTCCCAGGGTTTGGGTCTCCGTAAGCCATGCCGACCAACGAAGTACTCGACAAGTATTACGAGGAGAGGTTTGCGCGGGGGGACGTATCCTCCCCGTTCTACGGCGTGTACTATCACGAGACGCGCGATTCCCCCAACAGGGCCACGGCGGGCAGCAAGTATTACGGTCCCATGCAGCTTGGGGCGGCTGCCGCCACGGAACTCAAGGTCAATCGGTACAACCCCTACGAGAACATCGAGGGCGGCCTCACCTTCCTCAAGAATATGCAGAGGAAGTACGGGGACGAGAACAAGGCACTCGCCGCCTACAATTGGGGGCCCGCCAAACTTGACCGGCACCTCCAGGTGCATGGCGAGGATTGGTACGGGAAGCTGCCCCGCCAGGTGCGCGACTACATCACCCAGGTGCGCGCAAAGGATCCCGTTTTCCGGCGGGCCACCGAAGCCAAGGAAGATGAGCTTCGCGTGTCGCGCCCCTCCGGGGCCGCCTCCCAGCCCACGCGCAAGGGCAGCTTGGACATCTACGACATCCAGCAGATGTTCAGCAATGTCGGGGAATACCCGCCCGGCGTCGATATGTTCTCCCGAGGTTGACCATGGCCGATTACCGCGATCCCACCCAGATGTCCTTCGAGGAACTGCGCGCACTTACGCAGAATCCCAATTTCCGGCGACTTCCTCCTGAGTACAGGCAGCAGGTCTTCGAGGCGCTGGAGCGTACCCCGCAGACGCGCCGGGCCCCCGCGTTTCGTCCCGAGGTGGCACAGCAACAGGAAATGGAGCGGCAGGAACGGCGAATTCTGCAGGAAGGTGCCGCCGCTGCTGCTGGAATTGTGCCTCCCGCTCCGCCCCCGCCGGCTCCTCAGCCTAGCCCGTCTCCCCTTGAAATCCTTTCCGCCGATACCGTGCAGCCGCCGGGTGGAAGCGCCACTCCGGGAGATAGGACCCAGCCAGATCTGGGGCGCTCGAATATAGATCGCCTACTGTCCGGTGGGGCGGGGTCACCCCTGCGCTTCACCCCATTCAAGCCGCCGGAGCCCCTCAACGAGGGGGAGATCCGCGAGCGCATGCTCAAGGGGATGCCCGAGGAGCGCAAGGCCGAGGAGACCTACAAGGCCGACCCCTACATGACGATGCTGCAGACGGGCCTTCGCATCCTGGCGGCCAAGCCGGAGTTGGGTCGCAGTGGCCTCAACGTCATCTCGGAGCCCCTCGCCAAGGGTGTCGAGCAGTACCGGGGCGAGAAGGAGAAGGAGCGGGCATCCAAGCGCGAGGAGGCGAAGGAGGCCCGGACGGAAGCCTATCGTCGCTACGAGTCCCAGAGGGGAGTCGAAGGCAAGCTGCTTGAACTTGGGCAGGCGGAGCGCCAGCGCAATGTGGCCGAGCAGCAGTTGCGCTTCCTCATCGAGAAGGGCGGTAGCGAAGAGAGGCGGGAAGCTGCCAAGCTGGCCCTGGCCCGCGCGGAATTGGAACTCAAGGGGGAAGTGGAGCGCACCCAGATGCGACCCGGCCAAGCCTACCAGATCGTCGTGGGCCTGGAGCAGGAGCGCGGGAAGCTTGAGCGCATCCCCGAGAACCAGAGGACGCCGGAGGAGCGCTCGCGCCTTGAGAGCATTCCCATCCTGAGGGCGGCAGCCCAGCGTGCTGGCGGTGCCTACATCGGGGCGGATGCTTCAGCGGGCCGGAACCTTCAAAGTGAAATCAACCGCCTTCTGGCGGATCGCGCCAGGTTGGCACCTCAATCCATGATGCCGGGTGTGGCTGAAATGCTTGCGCGAATCGATGCTGATCTTCGGGCATTGGGCCACTCCTCCCAGAGTCTCCCCTCGGCACTCCCCCCGCCCCCAAGGTGACGAATGGCGATTCCGCTCAAGGTTGAATGGGATGATGCTGCCTCCCAGTGGGTAGAGGCTACGGGCAGGCCGGGTGCGCCCACCGCCGAGTGGAACGGCTACCAGTGGGTATCAGACAAGAACCCCGAGGGTCCGGGTGCCCTCTCCCGTGGTATTACCACCGGGGTGGAAACCACCAAGGGGCTTCTCTCGGAGGCGCTGCCCGCCCTTGTCCAGAGTGCCTTTGGGTACGATGAGGCTGCCCAGAAGAACCTCCTTGAGTACCAGGAGCGCCTGAAGAAGCTGCAGGAGTCTGGGCTGGGCAGCCGGGTGGGCCTGGAGGACATCAAGGATGTCGGGTCCTTCCTCTCCTTCCTGGGCGAGAGCGTGGGCGAGGGCGCGGTGAGCCTTGCTACCGCCGCCATTCCGGGCGTGGGCCTGGGGGCCGCCGGTGCTTCCACGGTGGGACGAGCCGCTGTGTCGCGCGCCGCCGGAAAAGTGGCATCCACCGCCGCTGAGACTGCCGCCAAGGAGATTGCCAAGAGGGAAGCTGCCGGTATCGCCGTTGATGCGGGTACGCGCGCCGCCATCGAGAAGGCTGCTTTGGAAGCTGCGCCCGCCCTCATCGGCAGGAACTGGGGGCAGATGGCCGGGTTGGCCCTGGGCTCCGCCGCCCAGAATATGCCGGAGACCTTCGCCAAGATCTACACCGAGACGGGCGAGATGCGGCCCGAGGTGGCGACACTGGTGGGCGGCCTCAAGTCCTCCCTCGACATACTGGGTCCCCTCCAACTCATCAAGAAGACGCGGGGCATCGACTTCTCGGAGAAGCTCTCCGATGTGCTGGCGGGCCGCCTCCTCAAGGGAATGCCGGGGACGGCGGGGGCCATCGGCGGTCTCCTCGAATCCGCCGCCCTCGAAGGTCTCACCGAGGGTACCCAGGAGCTACTTGACCAGCTTGCCGTTGCCACGCTGGCGGACAAGTCCATCAACTGGAAGGACATCGCGCAAGCCTCCCTCAAGGGTGCCTTCGGTACCGCCGTGCCCGGCGCGGCTGCCGGCTTCGTTGGGCAAAGGGCGAAGGCCCGCGAGGCCGCCCAGTTGGGGGAGATGCGCCAGGAGCAGCAGGCCGAAGAGCAGCGCCAAGTGGAGTTGCAGGAGCGCTATGCCCTCTTGGGTGAGGAGCCGCCCGCCGGCCCCAATTTCCAAAGGGATGCTGTTTCCCTCCTGCGCCGCAGCAACCCCAACGTGCCCTATACCGACGAGGGCCGAGTGGATTTGGAGGCGGCGGAGAAGTACGCCGAGGAGAACCTCCCGCCTTCGCAGCGCAAGGCGTATCTCAAGCAGATGCGCAAATTGGACCTGGAGGCCCAGGACCAAGTCTTCCTGTATGTGAAGGACCAGGAAGCCAAGAAGGTCGCGGCGGAGCAGGAGACCACCCGGCGGGGAGAGGCGCGCCGCGCCGAGGAGGCCCAGCGGGCTTCTGACGCCGATATCATCCAGCGGGGCAACGCCGATACCTCCCTGCTGCGCGACCCCGCTTTCCGCCAGCAGTTAGACGAGGCGCGGCAGCGCGAGACCCAGCGGCTCACCCAGGAGCGCACGGAGCGCTTGGCCGACGAGGAGATGCTGGCCGGTTTGGGCTTCGGGGATTTCCCGCCCCGCGCCACCCCCCTGCAGACGGAGAGGGCCCAGGTCCCCGAGGATGTCCGTGATGCCCTCCTGGATGCGGGGTATAGGCTAGACCAGATTGCCAAGATGACCCCCGAGGGGGCGCAACAGGTTGCGGCATCCCTCCGGCGGGAAGAGACCCTGTCCGGGGCAGAAGCGCCCACCAAGCTGCTTCAGAGTGAGCGCCAGGTTGTCGAGGATTTCATCCGCGAGCAGCCGCGCAACGCTCCCATTTCCCTTGATATCCTGCAGCAGCGCCTTGCCGATCAGGGCCGCGATGTCACTCTTGCCCAGGCTCGCGACATCCTCTCTCAATACGTGGAGACGCGCCCACCTGCCCTCAGGGTGGTGGAGGAGAAGACCCAGTATCCAACCAAGCCGGGCAAGGGCTTCCGGGGTCCCATCAATGTGCCGGGGGATGTGCGCCTCCTCGAAGAGGACGGCCAATTCTCCAAGGTGGGCGGTCGCACCAAGAAGGCTGCTCCCCGGGAGCGCACCACCGATGTGCTGGACCGGGTGCATAATGCCCTCGTGGATATGCCCGAGGGTACCCCTGTGGGCAAGCGGGAAATCGACAACATAGTTCGGGGGCTTGGGGCCGAGCCTCTCTCCTCCAGAGGACTTTCCGATCTCTACCGCACCCTGAGGCAACGGGGTGTGCTGGGCCAGCTTACCCCCAGGGGTTACCTGGTGCAGCGGGCCGAGCCCATCGTCAACATCCCCGAGGTAGAGGGGCCTCCGCCAGCACCTGCTGCCCGTAGCGTAAGTCCGGGCACCGAGGTGTCGCGCCCCGTCACCCCGCTGCAGGGCACCCTGCAGAATCCCCCGGCGGGGCTTACCCCGCAGCAGTACGAGG